ACGTCGTCTGGTACTGATGAAAACCTCAAGATCGACGGCAAGGGCGCGGGGACTGTTACAGTCAACGGAACGGCGACTGGTGCAATTTCGCTTGCTCGCAATACTAGTGTAACCGGCACGTTTGCGGCGTCTGGTAACGTTGCGATCAACACCGACAAGTTCACGGTGACGGCTGCGAGCGGTAACACGGCGGTTGCTGGCACGCTAACGGCATCGGGTGCAACCACGGTGGACGTAGCGAGCGCGTCGGCTTTGGCAGTCGGCAACAATGGTGCAACCAACCCGGCGTTCGTTGTCGATACGAACACGGCTTCGCAGGCAACCGGCGTCAAGATCACGGGCGCGGCGGCTGCGGGCGGTGTTGCGGTTGCGGTTGTATCAAGCGGCACAAACGAAAACCTCACCATTGACGCAAAGGGCTCTGGTACGGTGACGGTCAATGCGACGGGCACGGGCGCTATCGCGCTTTCTCGGAACACCGCTGTAACGGGCACGTTGACGGTATCGAGCACGGTCACGGCGTCCGGTGCGACAACTATCGATGTAGCGTCGGCGTCTGCCCTAGCGGTTGGCAATAACGGCGCGACAAACCCAGCGTTTGTGGTTGACAGCAACACCGCGTCTCAGGCGACGGGTGTCAAGGTAACGGGTGCCGCCGCAGCCGGTGGCGTGGCTGTCGCCGCGATTTCGTCGGGCACCAATGAAGCGCTGACGATTGACGCTAAAGGCTCCGGCACGATCACCCTAAACGGCACGGGCACGGGTGCGGTGACGACACCGCGCGCTTTGACCTCAACCGGCACGGGTGGCGTTGGTTATGCGACGGGTGCGGGCGGCGCGGTCACTCAGGCCAGCAGCAGAACGACCGGCGTGACGCTCGATAAGACGACAGGCGCAATTACGCTTGTGTCGGCAGCGGGATCAACGACGCCGTTCTCGTTCACGGTCACGAACTCGACGGTTGCCGCGACTGACGTGATTGTTGTCAATCAGAAGAGCGGAACGGACAAGTACGATATGGACGTAACGGCGGTTGCGGCGGGCTCGTTTGTGCTCACGCTCAATACCAAATCGGGCACCACGACCGAACAGCCGGTGTTCAACTTCGCTGTTATCAAAGGCGTTGCTGCATAATGGAACAACCGATGAGCACAGAAGCAAAGCGAGGCCCTGGACGGCCTCGCCGGGTTGAGGCTGTTGAGCCAGCTCCATTGGCCTCTCAGACCGCTTGGAAGCGCGTTAAGATCACTGTTCACAAGGTCTACACGCCACATGGCCGCTTCATTGAAGGGCAGTTTGCGGTGCTGCCTGAAGATTTGGCAGATGCACTTATTGCTGAGGGAAAAGCCAAGTGATCGCCAACCCCTATGAGTGGCGCGTGATCCGCGAGACGGCATCGAAGCGCGTGCTAGCGAAGATCGACCGCGCGACGGATGAACTCGTGATCTGCGAAGAGTTTTTGGAAGACCAAGTTCTAACGCAGGCCCGCCAACAGCGCGATAGGCCGGAACTCGTGTCACCGGATTTGAAGCCGCTCGGCATCATCCCGCCGTCAGTCGAGGCCCGCGCCATCAATGAGGGGTGGATTAACGACAAGGACCAGTGGCGGCGCTGGCTGAACGACATTGATAACAACAAACTTCGCACAACGGACGGGGTGGCCTAATGTACGCAACGCGCCTTGCGCTTCAAAACGCGATCATCGCTGAAACACTGCGTTCCGGCGATAGCTCGTTTACGGCGCTATGCGCGGAGTTTATCACGCGGGCCGAAAGACGAATGTTTGCAGGGCTTCGGCCTTTGCGTGCGCGCGAAATGGAAACGCGATCCACCTTGACGATTACTGCCGGCGTTGGTGCGACCCCAACCGGGTTTTTGCAGGCGCGCCGCTTAACATGGGTTGCGGACGTGCCGTATAAGCTGATCTATCGCGATCCAGAAGATTTTTACGACCAGACCGGCGCTTATGCGCGGGCCGCGATCTTCACAATCGACGGGACGGTTATCAATGTCCTTTCGCCCGATACGGGCACGGCAACATTGAGCTACTACGCCACGCCAACGGCGCTGACTGCGGATAACTCAACTCACACGACACTGACAGCGCACGGCCACGTCTACCTCGCTGGTGCGCTGTTGGAAGCCTACGAATACTTGGATGACCCGCCCAAGACGGCCAAGTGGGAACAGCGGTTTTTAGAAGCGATTGAGGGCGTCAATCTGGCTGCGGTCAAGGCCCGCTATAGCGGCACCAACCTAGCGCCGCGCATTCCGGGTGCCGCCTGATGGTGCAGAAAGTCGGATTACCGTTTGCGCCCTGGGAGCCGGACAAGAGCACGATTTCTGGCGTCTCAAGCGAGGCGCTCGGCGTGATCCGGGTCAATGGCAAGTATGTGCCCGACAAAGAATTGCTGGCGCTCCGTGAGGGCGTGGCCATGAATGACGTGTGCCTTGGGGCAGCGGGCTTCTACGACACGAACGGCGGCGTGCAAATCTATCTGGGAGACCGTGGCAAGCTCTATCGCATCCAAGCCCGCGCGCCGGTCGATATTTCAAAGATTGGCGGATATTCCGTCAATCCCGACTGGGGCTGGATTTTTGAGCAGTTCGGAACTTCGGTTTATGCGACGGGCCGGGGCTTGTCTCAAATCCAGCGCTTTGAAATGGGTGTTTCGACGGCCTTTGCGGACGTAGCCACCGGGCCGGGGTTATCGGATACGCTGTTTCGGGTGCGGGAATTCATGTTCTCGGGCGAAGGCACCACGCTCAAGAACTCGTGTTTCAATGATCCGTTGGACTGGGACCCGGAAAGCGCGACCGGCATCCAGGCTGCGATCAACTACCTGCCAAGCGATGGCGGCGATATTGTCATTGGAACGGGCGGGCAGTTTGGCTTGGTGTTCCAAGAGCGCAAGATTCACCGGCTGACGTATGCCGGCGCGTTGGATGCGCCTTTTCAACGGGATGAGATTGAAGACAAACGCGGGGCAATCGGCCCTAACGCGATCAGCCGCTACGGCATGTTTACGTTTTTTGCGTCGGAAGATGGAATCCGCATCACGGACGGGGCCGGCGAAAGCCAAGGCATCGGTGAGGGCAAGATTGACCGGTATTTCGCGAGCAACTTGAACTATTCGGCAAGGCACCGCGTCTCACTCGCGGTTGACGTTGAAAAGCGCCTTTTGCGGGTCGCATTCCCCACGGGCGGCAACAGCTACGCCAATAAACTTTTGACGTACAGCATGGCCGATGGCCAGTGGACGAATGACGATATTAACGTCGATCTTTTGTTTGAAGCTCCAAAACAGGGCGTTACGATTGACGATACGGCGGCGGTTCAGGCCATCGCCGGCACGACGTTTGTCGATAGCATCAGCCTCACGGTAGACAGCCCGGTTTGGAGAGAAACCCGCAAGCAAATCATGGCTGTCAATTCTTCGCACGCGGTCTGCACGTTCGACGGCAACAACCGCGCGGCTGTGCTTGAAACCGGATATGGCGAAGTCGTTCCAGGGCGCATGGGCCGCGTGACGGAAGTTTGGCCATTGGTAGACGCTGCAACAATCACAGCGTCGATCACGACCAAATACAAAAAGCTATCAGATACGTCCGCCAACGGCACGGCTGTTGCTATGAATGAGCATGGATTTTGCCCGGTCATGGCACATGCCAGATTTATGCGTGCGCGCGTGATGATACCGGGCGCAACGACATGGACTGAAGCGGTCGGGATAGATTGGAACGCGAGGCCGGCTGGTGGCATATGAAGGTCTGCAGCTCCCCGTATCGGCCACGACCAACGGGCTGTATTCGTGGGCCGTCAATCAGACGATTGAGCTTCGGCGCATTCTCAATGCAGCCTCCGAAGCCGACACCGATTTAACGGTGCTCGAAGCCGCAGTTACGACGCTAACCGACCGCGTGACGGCGCTAGAGACGGACGCCATAGACGGAATACTAACGCCGCAGCAAGCCTTTGAACTGTCACTGACGACTGAGACGAACAACGTTCTCGGTTCGATATCATACCAAGATCAACTCCGTCGCACACATTTGCAGGACGCCGCCGACGCGGCCATAGCGGCGGCGATTGACGCGAACCGCGCGAACATCGGCGTTCGAACCGAAGTTCTTGTTAGAGCGCAAAACGATCTGGCACTTGCCCAGCAAATCGACACTGTTACGGCATCGCTTGGCGTCACGAATGCCAACGTGACGACACTTACGCAGGCGGTAGCAGACGGCGACAGCGCGCTCTCTACACAGATCACGAGCGTTCAAAGCTCTGTTGCTGGCAACACAGCGAGTATTGTTGTTCTGACCGAAAGCGTTGACGGGGTGCAAACCCGGTTTGCGGTCAACCTGAACGCGCAGAATGAAGTGATTGGCTTTATTCGTCTCGACGGCGGCGTGACGGGTTCGAACTTCACGGTAGCAGCGGACAACTTTTACGTTGGAAAAGTAGGAACCACGGGCGGAACGGCTATACCCGTGTTTGCAATTCAGAACGTCAACGGTGTCGCAAAGATCGCGTTTAGGGGCGATATGTACGCCGATGGAACGATCATCGCGCGCCACATTGCAGCGAACACGATCACGGCTGACAAGCTCAATGTGTCAAGCCTTTCGGCGCTGTCTGCCGATCTCGGGACAGTAACCGCGGGGCTTATCAGAAACGCCGCCGACACGCTGCGTTTCGACTTGCCAAACATGCGGCTGTTTCGGGTAGACGGTAAGGCAGACATCGATCTTTCAATTCCGCGCATCAGGTTCACGCCATAATGCCAACGCTTGATCTGCACGGGGCGATCAATAAATACGCGGTTTATAATGGCGCTAGCGACGCGCCGTTGACGGACCCGATGAATAATCTTGGTAACTTGCTGTGGCACTCTGATTTGCCGTATATCGGCGCTCAGCAAACGGTCATTGGCACCCTGAACTTAGACCCGACCACAAGCGGATGGGTCGGCACGAACTATTCCGGCACGATCAGTTACCCGTACACGTACACGCTGGCCACACACGGTCTGGCTTTCACGCCTTACTTCTTAGGATACATCGAAGTTAGCGGCGTCAAGCTCCCGTTGAACGGGTCTTTCGTCTACGGTTACAACATCTACAACGTGCATTCTGATGAAACCGGCATAAAAATCGTGGTCGATTACGGTGCGTTGCTGAGTTTTGCCTACAATGTGGTTTGCCCCTTTAGCCTGCGCATTCTGAACGCTGGCACCGATGCGGGCGGCGGCACAGTGTCTCCTGCTCTTTATAATGGTTTCGAGGCGACGACAGATCGCCTGCGGTGCGGTTACTTCGACACGAATAATCGCTATGTCATCAAAGACGTGGCGGGCGACATTCGTTTTCACACCGGCAACACTATCGATGTGCAAATACTGCAACCTAAATATCGCTCGGCAACGTGCCGGGCTACGTGCATCATTTTTAAGAGCGACGCTTATATCGCAAGTGCGTTAGGGGCAAATTCTCAGAGCACCGCGTTTGCCGTGCCAGCCTATGCGTTGACGATCAAATGAGCTTGACTCTTCAATCTGGTGAAGTTGCGTTTACTGGAGCGGCGGGCGCAACGCGCTTTAGCAGCAATGACAAAAACCTGCTTTTGCTCGCAACGGTTACGGCTAGTTTTACAATTAACGCGGTTGACCGCCGTAGTTCCTCGCAACTTGTTTCAGATGTTGAGACGGTGCTTGCGACCGTACCTGCAAACTCAACCTTTATTCTTGGGCATACCGTGATCAGCGGGCGACGCCGGTCAATCGGCGGTGATCAGATCGTGGTGATCGGCAGCGAAGTTATGCAGAATGCGGCGGGGTATTTTGCCTCGACTGGCACTGGCGTGACGTGTTTTGCTTCAACGATTTGGTACAACATTTTTATAAGTGGAACGCAGTTAAAGGTTCGGGTGTCGTATCGCTTTCCGTCTGCGGCCCGCACCACATACGCAGGAGCAACGGCGCAGGTTCGCGTGCTTGTCGGCGGTTTCGAATTCTAAAAAGGCACTCATAAAACATGGCTGATTGGTATCGCACCGGCACGTTGACGGTTACGAACGGTTCGGCGTCCGTCGTCGGTACGTTAACGGGCTGGACGGACTCGACGGTTAAAGAAGGCGACGCGCTATTCGTTCCGGCGTCATCGAGCTATCCAGGCGAAGTCCTTACCGTTAACAGCGCGACCTCTATTACGCTTGCCGCAAACTGGCATGGCACAACGCAGGCGGGTGCGACTTATTTCATCTTCAAGGGTATGGAATGGGGCGACGTTACGCGCCTTGCGGTTGAGATTTCAGCACTGATCGCTAGCCAGACAGAAGTTTTATCAGGAACGGGCGTTCCGTCCGATTCATTTGGCGCAGATGGAAGCGTTTATTTCCGGCAGGACGCGCCGGAATACTACGCCAAGGCGGCGGGCACTTGGGGCGCTGCAATCAGCCTTACAGGCCCAACGGGCGCGACGGGCGCAACGGGCCCAACGGGTGCGACTGGCCCCGCTAACGCGCTGTCTGTCGGCACAGTTACGACCGGCGCGGCGGGTTCGTCGGCGGCTGTTGCGATCACAGGCACCGCGCCGACTCAGGTTGTTAATTTCACGATACCGCGCGGGGCGACCGGGGCGACGGGGGGCACAGGCAGCACCGGAAGCACCGGGGCAACCGGGCCTGTAGGTCCGTCATTCGCTGCGACGTCCACAACATCGAACAGCATCGGCACGGGTTCGAAAACTTTCACGACGCAAGCGGGTCTCGCTTACGTCCCCGGTGCATCCCGCGCACGCGCCTCCGATAGCGGCGGCACAAACTATGTTGAGGGTTTGGTTACAGCCTACAGCGGAACGTCGCTGACGATTGCATCAGACAACACGGGCGGGTCGGGTACGATTGCCGATTGGGTAATCTCTCTTTCAGGCGACAAGGGGGATGCTGGGGTTGACGGCTACACGTTCGAATACCGAAGCGCCTATTCGGGTGCGACGGCCTACGCCATCAATGATGTTGTGAGGGACCAAAATTCTACTTGGATTTGTATACAGGCCGGAACTGGCAACGCGCCGCCGACATTGCCGACGACGACAAATGCGTATTGGGAAGCGCTGGCGATTGCAGGCGCGGACGGTGCAGGGTCAACCGATAGCGTAAACGCCATCGTGCCAATCGGTGGCAACATCACGCTTGGAGCGTCGGACATTGAGGCGGCGTTAACGCCAACAAACTATTCAACTGCCGGCTCTTCTATCAATGACCATCTGACCGGCATCGATGACGCGCTGCAAAACGCGGGTTCTGACTATACGATCACGGCACTTGCAAGCGCTGCGACTGTTGATATAGGAGCGGCGGCAACCGAATCGATCACGATCAGCGGCACGACAACGATCACGTCGCTTGGAACGGTCGCGAACGAATACAAGATTGTACGCTTTCTTGGCGCTCTGACTCTGACATATAACGCCACAACGCTGATCTTGCCGGGCGCGGCAAACATCACGACGGCAGCGGGTGACGTGGGCCATTTCCTTTCGGATGGCTCGGGAAATTGGCGGTGCGTCATTTACACGCCCGCTGCAAATGGCCCGCTTAAAATCATCCGCGGCGATAGCTTAAACACGGTTCTTTCAAGCACTGAAAAGCGGGTTGCACGTGCGAATATCTTGACGTCTTCCTATGACGCTGGTGCCGCACTCGGCTTGATCACGAATCCATTTTTTGAAATCAGCCAGGAGAATGGCACGACGGCGGGGGCGGCTGCTGCTGCCTACTATTCAGCCGATCAATGGTTTGCGCTCGAAAACTCGGATGCTGTTTTGAGTGTGCAGAACGTCGCTACACCGTTTAGCGGGACGGTAACTCTCAAGAGGTTGCAAAATTCCATTAAGGCGACGGCGACAACCGCAGACGCAAGCCTATCGGCGGCGCAATTTATAGCGCCATGTGCCCAGCCGATTGAGGGCATTCATTGGTCATCGCTGGGTTGGGGCACATCAGACGCTAGAGCAATCGACATTGTGTTCGTCGCTCAATGTTCTGTGACGGGTACATACCCTGTTTCGGTGAGAAACGCCGCTAGCAATAGATCATACGTCGCCACCGTGTCTCTGACAGCCAATACGCCGACTGTCTGTTTAGTGACGGTCCCCGGCGACACAGGCGGAACATGGGTCACGACGAACGCACACGCGGCTAGTCTATGGATTGGGTCCGCATCAGGAACGGACTTCCAGGCGGCTGCGCTGAATACCTGGGAGGCTGCTAATAGGATTAGTCACTCAACCTGCACGAATTGGGCAGCGTCGGGGACAACGAACTTTTTTCAGGTGGGGTACTGTCAGGCATTCGCCGCCGGGGTCTTGCCGTTTACGTCGGCGGCGGAAATTACCGGCGAATCGCTGCAACTGTTGCTCAACATGCGCCAACCTTATGATCAAGAATTCAACAGATGTCTGCGGTATTATTGGAAAGTGCCGCTTGGTGTCGCTACTGCGCCGTTCGCTTCTGGTTTTTGTTTCACCACAACCAACGCGCTTTGTGTCGTGTCGCCGCAAGTAGTGGCACGCAGTATTCCGTCGATGGCCGTCTCCGCCGCTGGTGATTTTAGTGTCTATAAGGCGGACGGGTCAGACGCGACGGCTACGGGTTTTTCCATGTCAGCCTCGTCCACTCTCGCAGGATATCGCATTGACGTGACGGTGGCGTCAGGGCTGGTCGCGGGGAATGCAACCATTATAACCCCACGGTTCACAACGAGCACTTTAGCATTCAACTCAAGGCTGTAACATGACCATCAGAAATGTTAGATACATCCAGCCGGGAGTTGTCGCCGCTGAGATTGGCGAGCACTTTTGTTCTGGCATCTTGCAAGCGTCTATTGAGGCCCGCGACGGTGAAATCCCGTCAATGATCGCTGATTGGATTGGCACCGGAAACGTAGTCGCGCCTTACGTGCCGCCTCCCCTTACGGCTGACGGCTACGCGGCTGGAATTCAAGCGCATGTAGACGCGACGGCCAAGGCGCGCGGATACGCGGACGGCACAGCGTTTGCCGGATATTCGACAAGCACAATCCCGGCATGGGCGGCGGAAGCGGCGACATTCGTCGCTTGGCGCGATGCGGTTTGGATTTATGCCTACACCCAACTCGCCAAGGTCCAGGGCGGTCAACGCGCCATGCCAACGCTCTCGGACTTCGTTGCAGAACTCCCGGCAATCAAATGGCCGTAAGCTTTGGTCAGGACGTTGAATGCGCATCTTGGAGCAAGGTTCGCGCCTGGATCGAAGACGCCTGCGAGCATGGGGACGGCTGGTGGACGGTCGAAAAACTCTTGCCCATGCTGTGCCAAGGGCAAGCGGTATTGTGGGTGCTTGAAGAAGATCACGAACCTAAAGCGGCGATCATAACGGCCATTGCTGATTGGGATGGCACGCGGGTTGCTGAGTGCATTGCACAAGGCGGGTCAGGCGTGAATGCGGCGCTCGGTGAGCACTTACACACCATTGAAGATTGGGCGCGCAAGCAGGGCGCGACAGAACTTTACATGCGCGGCCGCCGTGGCTTGGCCCGCGTCTACAAGCCCCACGGATACGAAGAAATAGCGGTGACTATGAGAAAGGCTCTCTGACATGCCCGGCAAAACCAAATCAACGTCGAACAGCACGCAGACCAACACTGCGTATGCGCCGGTAAAGCCTGTCATCGATCAGGGCGCTGGTATCATGCAGGACTATTTGAGCAATCCCAAATCAAACGCGGTGTATCAGGGGCCTCGAGTAGCAGGGTTGTCAGGCGATACGCAGGCCGGTCTTGGGCTTATGCGCGGTTCCACCGGCGCGAACGGTGCGATGGACTTTTACAAGGGCGTCATGGACACGCCCGCGGGCGGGAACAACCCTGCCATTCAGGCCATGCAGGACCAAATCCGCCGGCAGGTTATGAGCGCGAACGCGGCGCAGTTTTCCAACGCGGGGATGACGGGTGGAACGCAGCATCAAGGCAGCTTGGCCCGTGGGCTATCAGACGGCCTCGCACAGCCGCTTTTTGCGTCCTATGAGAATGATATGGCCCGGCGCATGGCAGCCGCTGGCGGGTATCAGGACGCGGACCAGACGCGCATCGGCAATCAGATGGGCGCCGGTCAAGTGATGGACAGCTTCAACCAGGCCAAAATCAACGCCAACATGAACAAATTCGAGGAGCAGCGCACGTCGCCCATGCGGGCATGGTCGGAAGTGGCGCCTCTTGCGACGCAGATCGGGTCGCAGTTCGGCACGCAAAACGGCACGCAGACGAGTGTGCAGAAGCAGCAACAAAGCCCCCTTGCGATGGCCGGTGGAGCGTTGATGGCAGGCGCTGGTTTGATGACGGGCAATCCGATGATGGCAATGGGCGCGCTCGGTGGTGGAGGTGGGTTGTTCGGCGGCGGTGGTGGTGGAGCTTCGGCGCCGTGGTCCATGCCGTCTGTCCCGTATGCGTCTAACGGGTCGTTCAATCTGAACAGCTTGTTTGGGGGGCGCTAATGGCTGGTTTCTTCGACGGTCTACTTGATAGCGTTCAAAACCCTCTGTTTCTCGGAGGTGTTGGATTGATGACGGACGGGGGGCAGGGGCTACAGCAAGGCCTTATGGCCGGCAACCAGTTCGCACAGCAAAAGAAGCGTCAGAAGAGTCAGGAGGCCATGCAGAACGGCCTTATGGCGATGGAAGGATTGAGCGATCAGGACAAGCAAATCCTCTCGAGTAGCCCAGAACTGGCGGCGGACTACCTTGGACGCATGTATGCCAACAAGGCAGACCCGATGGCCGATATTAAGCGGCAGACGGCGGAGGCTGAACTTGGAATGTTCCCGCTCAAGCGCCAGCAGATTGAATCGCAGATCGCACAGAATCGCGCTCAGATCGAACAGGGCCGCGGTGGTCGCTATGGGTTGCAGCCCGTGTTCGGGCAAGACGCAAACGGCAACCCGGTGATCATGCAACTTGGGCCGGGTGGGGAAGCGGTACAGACACGACTCCCCGACGGCGTGCGGCTTGATCTTGGCGTGAAAGCGCGTGAGGGCGCGGCGGGCAAAGTGCAAGGCACCGCTCAAGGTGAGGCGAAGGTCAATCTTCCCATGGCCGAGTATAACGCCAAGAAAATTACGACGCTGTTGGATGGCGTTCTTAGTGACCCATACCTGCCAAACATGACGGGGCCGGCCGCGGGCCGATTGCCCAATATTTCCGGCCCATCAAACCGCGTTCAAAGCAAAATCGACCAGATCCAGGGCAAGACGTTCTTGCAGGCTTACGAAAGCCTCAAGGGGTCGGGCCAGATCACGGAAATAGAAGGTGCCAAGGCGGAATCTTCCTTGCAGCGCTTGCAAAATACGAGAGTGGGGACGGCGGACTACGCCAACGCACTCAGGGAGTTCCGCCAGGACGTTGCGGACCTTGCAGAGATTACCAGAGCCAAGGCCAACGGCGGATATGCGCCTCAACAGCAGCAAATGACCGCCCCGCCACAGCAGAACGGCTCATGGTCCATTAAGAGGCTCGATTAAATGGCGCGCTATCAAATCACCGGACCCGACGGCAAGAACTACGAAATCAACGCCCCGGAAGACGCCTCGGAACATGACGTCCTGGCGTTCATGCAGCAAGAGATTTCAAACCCGCAACCGCCCGATGTGTCTCAGGCCGAAAGCCTTGGTCGGGGCGCTGTTCAAGGCGTCACGTTTGGGTTTGGGGATGAAATCTACGGCGCCGCCAAAGGCGCGTATGACAAGGTGATAGGCAGTGGAGACTTTTCCGGCACCTACGCGAAAGAGCGCGATGCGGTGCGAACTGCCAATGATCGCGCACAAGAGGCCAATCCAACATCGTACTTCGCCGGGGAGCTTGGCGGCGGTGTCGCGTTGCCGTTTGGTTTCGCGCGGGCTGGCGTCAAGGGCGCTCAGTTGGCCAATGCGGGACTAAAAGCCAGATCAATGGCGGCAGCCAAGGAAGGTGCTGTGTACGGCGCGGCCTATGGGCTTGGCAATGGTGAAGGTGACGTTGGCGACCAAGCTCTGAGCACGATAGGTGGGGCCATTGGCGGCGGTGCCGTAGGTGGGGCGCTACCGGGGGCAATTCAGCTTGGCGGTGCGGCGCTTCGTGTGCCGTCGCAAGTGGCGCGCGTGGCGTCCAATCCGCAGGGTGTCGCGGCGGAAAAGATGGCGGAATCCTTTGCTCGTGATGCGGGCCGCGAAAGTCTGCGAGCGAGTAACCCAATGTCTCGAGCCGCCAGCTATATGGCCACCAATCGGGCCAACGGCGACAAGGGTATGATGCTTGCCGATATGGGCGGCGAGAACACGCGCAACCTTGTGCGCGCCGCTGTCAACATGCCGAACGCAAGGGCCGAGCGATTTAATCAGGTGTTGAACCGGAGGCAGATGACGCAGCCGGCAACCTTGGAAAAGGCGCTGTCAAAAGAACTTGGCGCCGGGGATGATTTTTACAAAAACATCGATGATCTGGTGACCAAACGGGACGCAGCCGCCGCGCCATTGTTCCGCACTGCGTTTATGACGGACACGCCGATGACCAAAGGTCTGCAAAGTGTTCTCTCGCGTCCGACCATGCAGGAGCTTGATAAGCAGGTTTCGCGCCGGATGATGGATGAAGGGGTTGATGCCTCCAACGTCAAAATCACGGAATGGCTGCACCGCATGAAATTGGAGCTTGATGAGCAGATCGGCATGTCAAAGCAGGCCGAGAAAATGGGCAATCGCCCAACGCAGGGATGGGATACTCGCACGCTCACCGTGCTCAAAAACGATCTACTCAAGGAGATCAAAAACAACCCCTACAAGTACGCTTTGCAGAAGTATTCCGGCCCATCCTCGCTCAAGCGCGCCGCAGAAGAAGGCTTTGACGAAGCATTGTCGGAAGCGCCGGAAAAACTGGCTCAGAAGTTGAGCGGGCTTTCGCCGTCAGAACAAGAAATGTTGCGCATGGGCGCGGCACGCGCTCTGATCGACAAGGTCCGCCAAGGCAACTTCATGCGCGATCGGACCAAGTCAATCTTTGATACACCAGATATGCAGATACGCCTGAAAGAAATCTTTCCAACAGATAAGGCGCGCGGTCGGTTTCTGCGAACTGTCGCCAATGAGCGAAAGAAAGCGATCACTCGCCAGGCCGCACAGGGCAATTCGACAACGACAAAGCAGCTCACCAACGCGCAGGAAGCAGGCAAGGCGGCGAAAACCGTCGCGGACGTGGCTGGTGCGGTGACTGGAAAGCCGGGAGCGCTTCTGAACATGCTCGAGCGCGGTGTGAATTATGCGTCCGGCATTACGCCGTCGGTCGCGGCAGAAATACTCAATCTTTCGATGTCGCAGGCCGGGGCACAAGCTCGCGGATCGAGTATCCGGGCCATTCAGGATGCGTTCGCTCGGGGCCAAGCTCGTAAGGTCCGTCAGGGTCTTCTAACTGACGCGCTTCTGCCGGCTCCAGCCGTTCTATCTGCGGAGTTTTCGTCTTCTTCGGCCCGGCGATAAACTCGTAAATCGGCCTTCCAACGTAGACCGAAAGCAACAACGCGATGCCTATGGCCATCGCCATGTGAAGTGTGCGTTCCAATAAATCGCGCAAGAGGTGACCTTTGGCGGAAATTCACAATCTAAACATCGCAGACGCGAACAATACCGCGCGCTGGCCTAGCGGTACGATGACCGTCGAACAGATAGACGACGCAGGCCGCGCGCTGGAAGGCATTCTAGCACGCGCTGAGAAAGACCGGAACGGAAGTAATACCACAACCGGCGACGGCGCGGCTTATGCTCTAACGCTCAACCAATCGGGCATTACGGCGGTAGCCAACGGTGGGGTTTTGATCGTGCGCGCGCACGTCGCCAATACCGGGGCGGCAACCATTAATATCAACGCACTGGGCGCGAAAAACATCCGCAAAATGGGCGATGCTGCGCTCGTGGTCGGGGACATTTTGCAAAACGATATCATCATGCTGGTCTACAACCCGGCGCGCGATAATTTCCAGCTCATGGGGGTTGCATAATGTCAGCAATCCCGACCGTCCCATTTGACCCCTACAAACACGTTCTAAGCGTCCGTGAGACGCGGGAAGGGCGGCAAGAGTGGTGCACGCTCGAAAGCCTTGTTGCGGCTGAGCGGCCACTAGAAGCCCGCCATGAAGCGGTGGCGCTGGACGCGATCCGCGCGGAGCTCGACACCCTTAGAAATACGCCGGCGCTCCCCCCAGATTTTGAGCAACGGATCATTGGGCTGATTCAGCACCACACGCCGCCCGTGCAGCTTTCTCAGGATACGGCAGCGGTACTTACGGGGCTTACGCAAGCGGTCATCAAGCTACAGCAGGATCACGCGGAGACGGCGCGGCGCGTCGATGTGTTAAGCGCGTCGATTATAGCCGTTGGGGAAAAGCTGGGGGTATAAATGCAGATCAGTGACGAAGGCATACGGCTAATAAAGTCGTTTGAGGGCTACCACACGCGGCTCAAAGATGGTTCGTGCGCCGCGTATTTGTGCCCCGCGTCCGTGTGGACCATCGGATTTGGCTGCACAGAAGGCGTCAAGCCGGGGATGGTCTGGACGGCGGGCGAAGCTGAAGCCGGTTTGCGCCGTGAGATTGCGAAGTTCGAGACTACCGTTAACAGGCTTGTCACTGTCAGCATCAACCAGAACGAATACGATGCCATGGTGTCCCTCGCGTACAACATTGGGTCTGCTGGCTTTGCAAGGTCTACCTTATTGCGGCGGCTAAACAATGGCGATAGGTCTGGCGCTGCGAAGGCTTTTGAAATGTGGAAAAGCGGCGGTGGCCGTGTGCTTCCGGGTCTTGTCTCGCGTCGTCAGCGCGAAGCGGCGCTATTCCTCAAGCCCGTTGAAGCGCCGGATGAACCGTTCATGGCTCAGTCCGTGACTGAGGCGAGGGAAGTCTCGAAGCCCGCTGTTGCTGTTGGAACCACAGCCGCAGTGATCGCAGTGACAGAAGCGGCACCGGCAATCATCCCGCCTGCGGTGCCTGATGCAATCACTCAGGGGATCAGCAACGTCGGAGCCTGGAAGGGCGTGGGGGAAACTTTATGGGCATTTCGGGATTGGGCTCTTCATCAGCCGACTATGGCCGGCGCAGTTACGATTACGGTCGCAGGATTTTATCTGTGGTCCAAGAAAAAGGCCGCGCCATGATTGGGGCGATCATCCCTTTCCTGATTACACCGCTTGGACGGTGGGCAGCGATCGGCGCGATGATCCTCGCGGCGTGGATCGGGTTTGCGTCGCATTATAGAAAGCAAGGTGCAGAGCGCGTTGAGGCTCGGATAGA